GCGTGGCGCTGATGCCGCGCCGCTCGGCCTCGCGCCGCGTCACCGGGCGGACCTTGCATTTGCAGCCCCAGCCGTTCGGCGGCATCCACTCGTCCCAGAACGGGCTGTCCACCGGCAGGATCAGCCCTTCCTTGTCGGCATGGTGCGGGCGGTGCCGCTCGCTGGCACCAAGGGTGTATTCCAGAAAGGGAAAGGCCCCCTTCGTGCGCTCGATCCGCTCCCACTGGCCGGCGGCGCGGGCCGTGCGCAGGTTGGCGTCATAGATCGTCTTCAGACGGCGCGGGCTGCCAAGCTGCACCTCCACCATCTCGCCCGTCAGGGGGTCTTCCATCACCCTGCGGCCCCACCATTCCGCAAGGCGGGGGTTGGCGCGCCAGTTTTTCCGGAAGGTGGCAAGGGGCAGGCCCTCATCCAATGCCTTCTGCACCTCGGCCCGCATCGCCTCCAGCAGGTCAAGTTCGGCGACCTTGGCCACCGCAAAGGCAACGGCATGTTCCTCCGGCTCCACGTCCAGCCAGGAAAAGGACGGGCGCAGGCCCTTGTTGCGCAGGAACCGCGACGCCTCGGGCGGCGGGCCGGGGTCAAAGCTGTAGCCGGGCCGGTCGGGATGCTCAGTCATCCTGCGCATCGCCCACGGCGCGGGCCCGGAACATGCCCTTCACCAGCGTCCCGATCAGCACCGCAGACGGCATCTGCCGCAGGGTCTCGGGCAGACGGTCCAGCACGTCTTCATAGCTGTCGGCCCCCTCGATGGCCCCGGCGATGGCCGCTTCCATGGCACTGCCGACCTCTTCCCAGTCCGACAGCATCTCGGCCCCGACCTCGTCCAGCAGGTCTTCACCCTGCTGGCGGTTCAGCACGAGGCCCTGGCCTGCCTGCCGGTTCTGCGCCGGGGCCGCTGCCGCTGCCGGGGCGGGGACGGTGCCGCCCGCAATCTCATCGCCTTCTTCCGGGTCACTGAACCCCAGCGCGGTGCGCAGCTCGGTCGCCTTGAAGCGCACGCCACGCTCCATCAGCCTGGCCGCCCCTTCGATCTTGGTCTTGATATCCTCGGGTTCTGCCACCGGCAGGATCAGCCGCGGATAGGCCTGCTGCACCCCGAAGTTCAGGTCCACAAATGCCCGCACCAGATCGCGGTTGATCGCCCCGGCCACGGCGCGGGCATCGGCCGCCGCAATGTCGTGGCGCACCTCGTTATGCACCGTGGCCTGCGCCTGGCTTGACCCCGAATCGGCCGTCATCGTCTGGCCCAGCACCGCCTTGCTGACCTGCTCGTCGATGTAGCGCGCAAAGGTCTCGAAAATCCTTTCCGGCCCCGCCAGGGACAGACCCTTTTCGAAGGTGATCTCCATCGACTTCGGCATCACCGCCGCCGCATCGGTGCCGATATTTGCCACGGCCTGATACAGCTTGGCGACATCCTCTTTGGTGGCATTGGCGTCGTACCTGCCAATCCGCAGCGGCAGGCCGTAGGTTTCGATGAAGGACATCCAGTCCTTGAAGGTATAGGCCTTGCACATCCAACCAAAGGCCACCACACGGGCCAGCCCGCCGCGATAGGTCAGGCCGGATTTCATCTGGACGCGGTGCGTGATGAACTTGAACGGCTCCAGCGGCACGCCCTCGACCGGCCCCGCTTCATCCAGCAGGCGCAGCTCGCGGCGCGTCTCGCGGTCAAAGACAAAGAAGCGCGGGTCGCGGTGATCGAACCGCGCCGGGCTCCAGCGCGATGCGCTGCGCGCCCAGTCGATCTCGACCACGGAAAAGCCCTTGCCCAGCGCATCCAGCAGATCCCCGACCAGGTCCGCGAAACCGTCATGTTCGGCGATCCCTTCGCGCACCGCCTCGGCGATCTCCACGTCGCGCGCAGAATCGCTGGCGGCTTCGACCTGCGGCATGATGCCGGAAATGGCGCGCTTGCGCGTGCCAAGCACCGAAAAGTAATGCGGGTCGCGCTCTTCCATTTCCTCGGCCAGAATCAGGAACTCGCGCAATTCGCCCTGGTCGCAGGCCCGCAGGATCGACGCGAGCTTCACCGGGGTCAGACCGGACGCGGCGCTGCCCGCCCAGGTCTGCCGGATGCCGGTCACCCCGCCCTCGGCCAGCGGGACGGTCAGCTTCTGTTGCCGCACCGGGCGGCCATAGGCATCAAGCAGGGCCATCAGAACAGTCCTTTCTGCGCCGCGAACCCGGCCGTCAGCCGGAACTCGCGGTCAAAATCATCGCCGCCATGGCGCGGCACCGGCCTGTAGTCATAGGGCTGGTACGCCGACGCAGCCCCGCTGACGGCAAGCGCCATGGCCCAGAACCGGTCGGCATGGCCGTCGGTGTCGCCATCGGCCACCAGGCGGCGCACACCGGTCGGCCCCACATTGGACTGGATCGCATGCAGGTCGGCGCGCAGCACCACGTCCCCGGCGGGCAGGCGCATCTTGCGGTCCTGCATCGCCTCTTTCAGATGGGTGGCGAGATCCAGCCGGTTCGGCCCGGTGAACAGCACGCCTTCCACCCGGTCGGTGCCGTGGCGGCGCTGCGCGTCTTCGACCGGCTTTTCGCCCATGCCGGTCTGGTCCATCCGGTGCCGCACGATCCGGTATTTGCGGAACATCTCTGTCCGGATCGCGTCCTGTTCGGCAAAGCTGATCCGGCGGCGCACCACCATCTCGCGCAGCCACAGCACATCGCCCACCTGTTCGAACACCGGCAGCACGAACAGATCATTGCGCGCCGCAATATCCTCGCCCGAAAAGCACGGGCCACCCTGGTACAGCCCCGGCAGCCCGGCGGCAGGATGTTCGCAGCCGCTGATCAGGTCGTAATCCAGCCAGGCACTGGCGGCATCGAGCCACTTCAGTTCGAATTCCTGCGCCCAGGCATCCTCATCGGCCAGCGCCGCGCGCAGCTCGGCAACGTTCACGTCCAGCCCCTGCGCCACCGCCTGATAGATGTCCGTGACATGGCGCGACCAGGTGTCGCCTTCCGCCGTCATCAGCTCATAGAACTTGTTGCCCTTGCCGTTCGGCGTGCTGATCACCCGCAGCTTGTGCCCGCCGCGCGCCACCACCGGAAAGGCGCTGGCCCAGATGCGGCGGCTGTCCTTGTGGAAGGCGAACTCATCCAGCAGCAGGTTGCCGCCAAAGCCGCGCGCGGCATCGGGGCTGGCCGACAGGGCAATGGCCCGGCTGCCACCGGGAAAGCGCACTTCCTGCGTCTTGTAGGTGGCCTCGGGCACCTCGATGACTGTGGTCTGCCCGCCCGCTGTCACCTCCTCGCGGTGCGCAGGCACCCGGAACTCGCCCTCTTCAAAGACCGGCTCCGGGCTGCGGGCAAGACCCCGCAGCACCTCGTAATAGGCCCGGACCATCGGTTTAAGGGCGTCTTCAAGGGCCTCTTTCGCCGTGCCTTCCGACCGCGACAGGATCGTCCAGCGCGTCTTGCGCCCCTCGGCCTCGGCCGCCGTGCAATCCGCCGCCACCTCGCCCATCGATGCAAAGGTCTTGCCGCCGCGCCGCGTCATCATCCCGATCTTGAACCGCGACTGATCGGCGATCCAGGCCCGCTGATAGGGCAGGAAGCGGATCAGCGGGCTGTCCGGGGCAAGGGTGCTCACTGCTGACCCTCGGTCATGCCGGTCAGGGTCTTCAGCGCACGTTCCAGCGACTTGTCGATCTGCGAAGGCACGGCAGGCCGTGGCCGGCCATTGTAGCCCTGCAGCCGGGTCATGACACCGCGCAGCGTCCGCCCGTCCACCGGCTGCCCGGCAATCATCGCCCGGATCACCCGTGCCGAATCCCGGCAAAGCTGCGCAACGTCATGGTCGCGCTTTGCAAGGTAAGCCGCCTGCAGCGCAAGATCATTCGCCACCTGTGCCGGGGTTGCGGTCATGTTGCGTCAATCCCCGTCTTCGGGCAGCACCACGCGGCCAGGCTTGAATACCGCCCTGTTCAGGGCCATAAAGCCCTGCTCGATATGAGTGCGGGCAAGGGCAAGCCAACGCTTGTCCGTCTCCGGGTCCGTCGCTGCGCCGTCGAGAAGGCGCA